GTTCTTTCGTCTGTCCATTTTGGTAATGCCATTTTGGTTTCCTATATTTCTTTTAAGTTTGTTATTATTAATACGCCCTTATCTCGGGCTGCCTGTGTTTTAGCGGATTCAATACCACTCTCGTTTACTAAGATAGTTACATCTTTTGTTAAACTGCTTTTTACAAGATAGCCCTTTGTTTCTAAGTATTGTGTAGCGGCTGCTTTTGTTTTGAAGCTCTTTAGTTTACCAGTGATACAAACGACTCCGTTGTCAGCACTCTTCTCTTTAAGTTTTGTAAGTTGTTGCCATCTAAAGGGTAGTCGGTCATATCCGTCAGTAAATTCTTCTATTAACCAATCTAGTAAATTATTGGTAGCAGTCGGTCCGAGTCCTGCCTCAGCGCAAGTTTCTTCATTGATGTCGAGTATATTCTTTATCTTTGAACAAATCTTGGCTGATGCTGTACGACCAATTAACTTTATAGAGAAAGCAGGTAGTAAGTCGACTAACTCGACTAACTTACTATTCTCAATCTCTCTATGCAGTTTAACTGCTAGTTTTTCGGATTGCAAAGCTTCAATCATTATTTCTAGTGGAAGCTCGTACAAGTCATGCAAATCAGAGATTTGTAGTTTTTGTACTGTGCGAGGTCCGAGACCTTTAATCTTAAGAGTAGAAGCAAAATGCTCAATCTTTTTACTCGTCTTGCCTGGGCAAGTAGAGTTATTACAATATAGCTGGTCTTTTACCCACTCGAGTTCTGTCATACAAGATGGACAGTTCTTTGGCGGGATTATTTGCTTCATGTGTTCTTCTCTTAATTTCTATTTATATATTATAACAAAATTCAGTTTCCATGTCAAGATTTATTTTTTGGAAAGTCCTGAAGAATGAGCGAATCAATTTTGAAACACTCAGTATGACCTCCAAACTTGAACATAGGAATGTGTTTGTCGTCTTTATACATATCATGTAGGTACTGTTCGTGTGCCCACACATTATAAAGTGTGCTGCTCCAGACCTTCTGAATACGGATATCGTATCCTCTGAAACCCCTGCTACGCTTTATAATATGTCGCCAATCTTTTCCACTAGCTATTCCTACCTTGATACATTCTCTCTCGAAAGTCTTAGTGTTTACTAATACTATACCGTAAAGAACTCCCTCCCTGTCTTTTTCATCAGGGTTGTTGTCAAAGTATGTATGATTGTATATGCCTTTACTAGACACTAATTAGCTCGGGATAGTATTCTAGGTATAATTTCTCCACTGCGTATGACTTCTACTAAACAACCTATCTCTAAATTAAGGTCGCTTATATACTTCATATTATGCAGAGTAGCCCTACTAACTGTAGCACCATCTATTTCTATAGGTTCAAGAATAGCTACAGGAGCCACAACACCTGATTTTCCAACATTCCACTTGACATCGACCAATTTAGTTATAACTCCTTCATTACGCTGCTTGAGCGCATATGCACCTCGGGGGTGCTTAGAGGTATAACCTAGGTTTGCGAAGTCTTCGTAGCTGTCTATACGAAAAACAAGCCCATCATCAGGATATGCAGTCCAGTCATTAGACAGAACAGTATCAAATCCAAAATCAAGTAAGTATTCCATGTCTTTACTCCAGCACTCATTCCATGAGTCCTGCACTCCGTAAGCTATGAAACGCAAGTCTCTGCTTTGGAATTCGACATTATCTTTTAAGTTGAGAGCACCCGCAGCATAGTTCCGAGCATTCTTGATAGTCTTGGGAGCAACTACTTCTCCAGTAATCTGTAGTAGTGCACCCTTAAACTCGCCTAATGAATTAGGTACTAGCGATTTCACATTGTCTGTAATATCCAGACCACGCTTTCCATCGCCACGAGTAAGGGCTTTATGTAGTTGTCCCTCAACATAGAGCAAAGATACAGCAGCACCATCTAACTTAGGAGAAACAATAGTCGCTCCCTTATAAGTACCGAAGGGTTGCTTATCTAGCTCATTGGAAAAAATCTTCTGAAGTGAAAACATTTGGAAAGCGTGCGGTATGCGATTGTCTCTGCTGGAGAACCCGACCTCGTCATACTCAGCGTACTGAGCTAACTTATCAAACTGTTCGTCTGACATGGTTGGATTACCATTGTAGTAATCTGTCGCTGCTTTCTGTAATACTTCTTTTATATTTTCCATTTATATATTATATCAAAAATCACAGGCAAAGTCAAGAACTAAATTCACGAAAGGTAAATTTCGTCCAAAATATCTTTGAAGTGTGTCTCTAAAATACTTTTACTCTCTGCTAGTGATAATATTTCAACTAGTCCCTCGAACAATCCTCTCGAATTATTAAAGTCTAGTTTCATTGCTATCCCGTCCTTTGATGGCTTGAAGTCCCCATCGAAGTCGAGATAATACTTCCTCAGATGCATATACTCTACATCATAAAAAGTATTTATGGTTAGTTTGACTTGCTCCGTCCCCTCTTCATTTTCAGAGATAATTTTTTCATACATCTCAGGGGCTTCATGCAACTTCATCGCTTGTTCCTAAGTATACTACTTAAAGGTTGTATACTAGTTACATTCTTAGGTTGTAATAGGCGATAACTATCAGTATCCCAACAAAACAGTAAAACTGAATCACTGGTTTCCTTAGCACGATTTTTCTTGCTTTGGATATACTTATTATCGAAGTCTAGGGTACAAACATTATACTTTAATTTTCTACTGTTTGTTGACCTATAAGTTATGATTGCGTCACCACAATCTGATACAGTTCTTAAGAACTCATCTTTCTTCACTATAATACTCCATTACTATTAAGAAAACTCTTTCTCTTTAGTAATGGGGTAGTATTATTTAGCCATTGTTTATTGCGTTAATCACACCTGTAAAATATACAGAAGCTTTACCAGTCAATTTGTCGATAATATCTGCATCGACTTCTTGTCCTGCGTCAGTTAAAGCACTTGTTAGTGCTGCAGCTGCGTCAGCTTTTGATACTCTTGCGCTACCACCACCGCTTGATTTAGCGGCACCTGTAGCTGGTGTTTTCTTAACATAAACGCCTGCTTTAGTAAGAATCATTCTGACTCCATTAGGACTTTCGCCTAAGTGGTCAGCAATGTCTTTTACAATCTCCATGCTAGTCTCAGGAGTTGGTTCTCCCTCCACATACATATCTACTGCTTCTTGCTTTGATTCATCTGTCCAAGCCATTCTTCTTCTCCGTTTGTGTTTGAGGGACTCGGGCATGCCGTGGCACCATCCTGTCGCGTCTCTCATTTGGTTATAATATCTGTCACTCATTAATATATATTATACAGAAAAATGAGTGCGTTGTCAAGAACTATTTTTTGTTTCCCTAATATTTTAGTGCGAGAATATAGTCCAACTTCTCTTTTGCATTAGCGGCTTTTTCAATCTGTTCATCGATTGCCTGAATGATATCGGAATGTTCCCCAATACCAGCAGGGTTTAAAAGATAAACTTTTACATTAGCATTAGCCGCAGCTATTTCGCCTTTATACTTTAAAGTTAAAGCTTCTCTAATTATTCCATTCATGTATTTCTCCTACATATTGCTTTAACATATGAGGCACACCATTGTTTTCTAGGCTTCTCAAATACTGCTACTTGCCATATTAGAGGGGCTAATATAAATAAAGTTGCTCCATATATTATCATGTGAGTATATTTATAACCCACTATTAATTCGCCACCCTCTGTTTCTTTTACCATATAGGTTATGATACTTATGGTTCGCCCATAACACATTGCCCATGTAGAAAGCCACAAAGCCAGCACTACTGTCCATACTTCCATGTTGCACTCCTTATGCGCTTTAGATATTTATATCGTACTTGTTTAAGTGTCTTAAACTACCTAAGTCATAAGAGCATTGGTGGGCATGGTAGCCACCCTCTTTTATAAAACCGAAATACTCGGATTCAAAATTTGTTAATTCTATTACATAGATATGATATACTTTGCAATCATACCTTTTATCATATGTTCCACTTACTATTCTAGCTGGTAAGTCGTATCTAGCACTCCATACTTTTTCTCCAACCTCGAACTCGTCTGATACACAAGCGTCTGGTAAATATCCAATCTTTGCTCCACTACCGCTTTCGGTACTAGGTCTTTTCTCAGGAACTCCTACTCTATCTAACAGATTGCGAACAAATGTAGTGGAACGATACAAAGCCTGAGCTATGCTAGATACGGGTTGTTCCTCTAAAAACATTTCTATCGCTTGTTTTATTTCGTAGTCTGTTGCTTTCTTACCTCTATTTTGAGCTTTTCGGGTTTCCCTGAACTTCATAGTGTCATCAAAATCAGTCATAATACTATTTAATCTAGTAGTATTATAGGTGATGTTAAGCATGTTACAAGCTTCTTTCTTTGTAATTGGTTTGTCTTGGTTTAGACAATCCAATACTCTTTTTAAATTAGCATCGTCAAGTTTCTCATGTGATTTTTTTCTAATTGTTCTCATCTTGACTTCCTAATAAAATAATTGTGTAATGTATAATCTTTAGCAAGTCTAGTTCATTCCTGCCTTTCTTCTTTCCGTAGCGTTTTGCATACTTCATAATATTTCCTATGCAAAAACCTTCTCCATGCCCCGAGTCTATAATAAACTCAGTGGCTTGAATTTTATCAGAGCTGTAGTGTTGGTCATAAGTATTG